TGTATTGTGCCATGCCGAAGAAAGAATTAAAGAATTAAATGGCTAATCTCCGGACGGCTCTAACATCGTTTGAACCGCTCTTATTGCCGTCGTTCTGGGTGCCGTTATTGAAGTTCTGCCTCCATGCGCTCGCTGCCGAGTACTCTGAGCTAGACCAGTAGCTGCCAGCAGCAAACGCTTCACTGTTGCCTGTTTGGAAAAGCGTTACGGAAGTCTGCGCGGGCACGCTGGACGTGTATGCCGCACCAGTTGGATTACTGTTGCGGTTGATACCCATCGTATCGCCAGACACGTCGTTGCCTTCTGGATACGTGTAAGACGATTTGTAACGTGCAGAAGTATTGTTTGCGGTTGTCGTAGGCTTCAGGTTGCGATAGCAAAGCTCAAGCTCGTCGCGGGCGGGCAAGTACCAATCGGTGTAGCCGCCAATGCTCAAACCTTCGCAGAACTGCGCTGCCGGGTAGCTGGCAGAATTCATTGAACTTGATGCAGCAGGGCCGTTGTTCAAAGTCTGCGTAGCTGTAGGACCTGCATCGTTTGACGTTTTCCACTGCTTGCTGGAGTTTTCACCCGAGGACTTAGGTGCAACGATCAGGTAGTACGTGCTGCCGCCTTGGACAATCTTGCCAGCGTAGTAGCCGCCACCATACGCTTCGCCAATCGTGGTCGGGCCAAACGAGGCCGCTGTTGTAAACGTCGTGGCCGTAGACCACTCCGAATACACCCCGTTGGCGTCTTTGTAGCGCACGCGCCAGTAGTAGAGGGTGCTGACAGACAGCACGCCGCTGGCGACGTTGTAAGTGACAGCAGTACCGGCCACATCTCCGGTATTGACCACCGTGCTGGCAAAGTCGCTGACCGTCGAAACCTGCCACTGGCCTGCCGCCATTGCCACACCGTACAAGCTGTAAAAAGTAGAACCTGTCAGCGCGGGTGTAGCACCGATGTTGGTTGCACCCGTAGCAGGGCTGACGTTGGTGGGGGTTTTAATTTCTGCAACTACATTAGTGATTGTGTTGCTGTTGCCGTCAATGGTTTTGTTCGTCAGCGTCTGAGTGCCGGACAGGGTGACATCACCAGTGCTTGAGAAGCTCAAATTCCCCGTGCCGTCCGTAACAATCGCTTGCCCTGCGGTGCCGTCTGCGTTTGGCAGCTTCAGCTCAAAACTTGTCGGAATGTTCGATGCCGCGCTCAGTGTAACGGTGTTGGTGCCGTTGTCTGTGTCTTCAGCCAGAACCACTGCTGCGCCGCTTGAGGACGTACCGGCCACGGAGACCGAGCCCGTGAAGCTGGGAGCACCTGTGTCGTTCAGCGTAGCGCCTGTGGAGTTTTGCAGCAGCTTGCCCGTGGTCGAGTCAAACCGGGCGAACGCATTGTCTGTGCTGGAGGCCGGACCCACCACATCACCGGAACCGGCTGTGCTGGTAGAGACCTTCACGAAGTCCGAGCCGTTCCATGCGGCCAAGCACTTCTCGCCCGACACAATGGTCACACCAGTCGTTGGGCCTGCGCCGCGCAGCACGACAGAGCCCGTGCCCGCGTTGATGACAATGTAGGGCTTACTCTGGGCAGGAGCCGTGATATTGCGGGTTGTAGCGCCGTTGCTGGCTGTCCACAAAAGAATAGCCTGACGCGCTTGGTTGGCCGCGAGGACTGTGTCCGTCAGCGTCACATCTGCATCGGTGCTCAGTGTGGTGGTTCCTGCTACAGCCGAATCGACCAGCGAGGTGATCGAATCGTTGACCGTATCGCCCCACGTACCCGATAGCTCGCCCTGTACCGGCAGCGCCAGCCCGAGGAGTGATGTGTATGCCGTCGTCATTTACGACTCCTATTCCGTCTCAATGAGATCCCAAGCCGAGGCCTGAGAAGTGTTGATATTTTGCCAGTCGGCGTTCTGATTGTCATCAATAGTGCTCCAGTACCGAACACCGAACGTACCGACTTGCCCGCGCCCAGTCACGCCTGTCAGCGGAACAAGTCTTGCACCCATCCCGATATTGCCGGTATCGCCTCTGGCGAGGACTCCTGTCAACGCCTTTGTTGCGCTCTGCGTTACGTTGCCTGCAGCACCTTGGGCTTGAACGCCTGTCAGCGCCACCGTGCGCTCGCCCATTCCTACAGAGCCAACGGCGCCAGACGCCTCAACGCCCACGGCATCAATCGCAGTCTCAGGCGACGCAGTTCCCGTCAGGCCTTGCGCAGAAACACCAGAGAGCGCAACCGTGCGCTCCCCCATACCGACTGTGCCGACTTGGCCCGCAGCCTCCACCCCTGTCGGGAAGGCCTCGTAGAAAATAAATGTGCCGGGAGTCTCTACCGCACCGGAAGCTGCAACACCCGAGATGGCTTGAGTAGCCGTAGCTACAACCGTTCCAACCGCACCCGAGCCACCGACGCCCGTCAAGGCGACAGTGACGTTTACACCAACAGAGCCCTCTGCGCCGGATGCAGCAACACCCGAGATGGCCGATTGCTGGCCACCCCAAGAATTCTCACCCCATGCGCCGGCACCCCATGCGGTTGTCATGGTCCAGCCCCCTTAGAAGCTGGATCAGGTCGTGGCCAGACGCAGCAGAGCGTTTGTGGTGTTGTTGGTCGGCATCGTCAGCGTGAACGTACCAGCGGTCACAGTCTGCGAACCGAAGGTGTGCACACTCACCGCCTTGTTGGACTTGGTGCTGTTGTAGATAAGCACGGCGTCAAAGGCAGTCGTGAGGGTCACACCGGAGTACGTGATGCTGGCACTGGGGGTCCAGTACGCCACACCAGCGGTTGCCGATGCATTGGTTGAAGCCGGTGCGTTTGCGTTGGTCACTGCCACGCCACCAGCGGTGTAACCGGGGCCGGTCACTTCGCCAGAAGTCGAGTACGCAGTGGTGGCCGCGTCGTACGTCGCCGTAGCTTCGTACAGAGCCGCCTTGAACGCGTCGCCGGTAGACGGCGTGAAGTCATGCGTAGCTGTCATCAGCTCTTGCATAAACGAGGTGCACATGCTTTGGGTGTTCGCCACGATAGGCTCCTTCAGTTAAACGATGCTGCTTCAGCACCAAGGGAAAGTGCTTTTTTGAGCGACACATGCACCGATCTGTGCACAAGCTCGCCATCAAGCCAGTACTCGACCCACGTCGTGTACTCGTTGTCGTTATCGACAAAGCCCTCTTTCTTCTCAAGCAGGGCTTCATCCATCTCGCCTTTTGTCGTCGTGATCAGGGCCATGGTTTTCTCATGAAATGCGCACGATGGCGCTGTTGGCGTCAGCCGTTGGGAAAGTGACTAGGAACGTGTTGTTGCTGGCGGTCTTGTCCGATCCAAAGTCCAGCACCGCCACAGACTTGTTGCCCTGCGATGCGTTGTAAATCAACGCTGCGCGAGCCGTAAACGAAGCTCCGGCCCACGAGGTGGGCGCAAACCCGATGTACGCTGTTGGAGTGTTTGAACTATTGTTGCCAGCAGTGGGCGAAACGCTCACGGATAGCGTGTTCCCACCGGCCACGTAGCCAGCGCCCACAACTTCCCCACCTGCACCGTACGCAGTCGTGTCAGGACCAAGATTCGCAGTAGCTGTGTACAGCGCGATTTTGAATGTGTCAGGCGAAGCCGGACCAAAGTTGTGAACACCCTGCAGGAGTTCCATTTTGAATGAGGTGGTGGCCGTCTGAAGAATCATGGCACTTGCACCCTGACCTGCCCGTTGCGGTATGCGTCCTGCCGTTCCATGCCGTCCCCGAGTCGTTTAGCAAGAGCCATGGCTTCAACGTATTTGTCGTTATACAGTTTGAGCATGTCTGGCTCACCTTTCATGTAGGTATAAGCCTCGACCAGAGAACCGTACAACAAAACAGAGTCAAAGTTATCGCCAAGCCACGTAGTGCCTGCATCGACAATCGACTCAGGGTAGTAGTAATAGTGGAGCTCAACCGCATAGTTTTGGTCCGGTGTCGGTCCAAGGATCATCGACAGCTCATTTGTGATGTTGCCGCCAACAACCGTCGGGCCAAACAGGGCGTAGTACCTTGGCAGCCCAACGCTCGTCGGGACCGGGTACGCCTGCCGGATGAAGTTCACGTCCTTGTTTAGCAGGTACTCGTACCGGCCAACACCATCAACAACCGCCAGCGAGTAGACCGCCAAAAAGTCATTGGGGGCTGAAAGGTACTTGTTGTTTGCCTGCGTCACGCCCGTCATATTCTTGCGCAATGACGGGAACTGCACCGAGTTGTAGATGCGCTGCTCTGCCTGACGCACGAACACCGGCACCTCCGCCTCAAAAGCGGGATCTTGGTTCTCGGTGTACGCGATAATTGCGGACTTAAGTGATTGGTAGTCGATTTAAGCCACCCTTGCCAAAGTGTACGTGTTGCGCACTTTGCCTTTCGATTTCACAGCATTCGACACTGATGTTCCTAAGACACCAAGGAACTCTGCAGCATACTTTTGACAAAGGAATGTTACCTCAAGTTCCTTGCAGTAGATAGGCTTCCACTTTGCGCGTGCAATCTTTTCGATCACAGAACTTGATTGCTTTCGACCTGTAGATGCTCTTCTATGCCGTTCTTTTACTTCGGGATTTGCAAGGGCACGCTTCAATCCTTCAATCCTTGCTTGGCGTATTTTTTCGTCCTTCCACTGTAAGCGTGTCAATTCTGACTTATCAACAGGTGTTCTAACTTTCTTGACATGGTTGCCCCAGCGTGCGATTGATCCTTTTTTATCTGCATTCAAAGATCTTCCTCTTTCTCTGAACGCATCTGTCTGAGCCGCAGCTTTTATGCTCTCGACTGTTTTTTGACGCCATTCAGGATTGGCCCATCTTGCCTTTGCAGCATCAGACCGTTTTTTGCACTCTTCTGGCGAAAGCGATCTTGATGATCCTGCGCCGCCAGAAGTTCTGTTAAGAGAAGGCTTGATGTCAAGTATGAATTGTTTTTCCGCCGAATTTAGTTGCTCTTTATCAAAAGCAACAAATACCTCTTCAACCAAAAAACTTTCAGGTCCAAAATTTGCAATCTCAAAAGAAATTGGAAACTTTGGATTTTTTGCGGAAATACAATGAGCGTACCAACGGCGGCCAACAGACCTAATAGTCTGCCCTACATACTGATTACCAGTATGTTTGTTGGTCAGCACATAAATACTTCCGTATCTCATGTCTTACGCCATCGGGCCTCTTGCCATGGTGCCTTTGGTAGCTGCGCCAGTGCCACGGATTTTAATGCCGCTGGTCTTGGCCGCTGGGCCGTCACTCTTGGAGATGTTGCCAACGGACATGTTGACCGTGTCGAGCCGACTGTGGTTCGGCCCCTTGCCGGGATTGGTCTCGGCTTTAACTTTTTTGCCTTGCATGGTGTGGGGCTCCGCATAAACGGAAGCCGGGCCGACCTCTTTGCCGCCCTGCTTCATGCTGTATTTGGCCATGATCAGATCCCCGACTTGGGAACAGAGCGGACCGACTTTTTCTGATTGGCAACCTTAGCCAGACCCCGGCCCATGGCCTTCATCTGCGCATTGGTCTTACCACCCTTGGCCAACTTGGTCAGGGGCTTGCCGGGGTGCATGGCTTTCTCATGCTTGTGAACTGCTTTCTTTGCGTCCATTTCTGGCTCCTTATGCAGATGTTGAGATTGTCACTGTGCCGACGGAAACCGTCAACGCCAGATTGTTTGGGGTCAAACCGTTATCAAACAGCCTAGACCCACCTACCGGATTCCATCCCCACTGGGTGTCACGAGAGCCCCCCGAGGGAAACCCATCCACGTTGATACCGGAAGTCACATAGGTCGTATCCCTGCGGGGCTGCCGCAACGCCTGCGGGTCGTCAACCGGGTACATTCCAAGCTGAAGCTGGGGGTGATCCGGCGACCAGCACTCAGGGCACACGCGGTCATTGATTTGCTTCGTCTTGACGACCTGCGATCTCAGCTTCTTCAGTTTGAACTGAAAGCCACACTGATCGCAGATTGCAATCGCATACTTGCCGGAAGCAAACCTATTGGGCATTACACAACCTCCATGCGGTTACCCTTGCGGAGATTGTCTATCCAAGGAATGACTTGCAAGTTTTCAGGCACATGCAAACCAGAGACCTTACGTCCGTTCAAAGGAATTATGTGGTCAACATGCCACTTAAAACCAAACACTTTTGTGCGCAATGCCGCAAGCTCATAAGCCTGATCAACAATCCAAAGATCGTCTTCAGAAAGCCACGTTGGCATTCGTTTTTTGCGCTTTTCAGCATTCAATTTTTTTGCGGCAGTGTCTTTGCCAGGATTGGCTTGTGACCATTTCTTTCTGGCAGCGGATTTCTTTTCTGGGTTGGCTAGAGCATAAGCCCTATCTTTTGCTTCAACATGCTGTTTGTTGTTAATTTTCCAAAGCCGTTTTGATTCTGCAATGCGCTCTGCATTTTTTGCTCTGTACACTTTGTTGTACTCTGCAACACAACTTTTGCAACGAGGTCCATGTTTTGGAATGTAGCAATCTGTGATGTTGACGCCACAATCCTTGCAAAAACGCTGAACAACTTCCTTTGGTTTGCTTGCTTCTTCCTGTTTTTTTGCCAAAACAATAGCACGCAACTTAGCTTTGCTCTTGGCATTGCTCTCGGCCCACTTTTCTTTGTGTGCCAAGTAGTAAGCGCGTTTTGACGCTTTTGCGGCTATTGGGTCTTTGTGCGGCATGATTAGCTAATATACATCTGGCGT